TCGTTGAAATCATCGAACTCGTCATAAAGTTCTTCTTCGTTTGTTTCGATATCAACATCATCTTTTACGCTAAGCGTACGAGTGTTTGGCGCTGCTCCAAAAATAACAGGGGAATATTCATAAAGTTCCAAAGCCTTAATGAAACGAACACCAGTTTTTTCGTCTGTTGTCGACTTGCCTTCAGGTACAGAATAACCGATTGACCACTCTTGTTCTTCTGCAAAAAATTGAACATCATAAAATGCATCACGTCCACGACTTGTATTTAAATTAAATTGCATTTTTACAAGCAATGCTCCTGCGTTTTGTTGACGCAAATCTTCTGGCAATCTTGGGTCGTTCGGCATCAACTCTTCAACCTTGAGAGTTTTAGCAACCGGGATGTTGGTATCGTGCGACCAAACACCTTTTGGATTTCGCTTTCGGAGAGTATTCTTATATGCGCCAGGCTCAATGACGTCATTAACCGAGTCAACAACATTGGTTACCGAAACAATCGCTTCAACGATTCCATCCGCGCTATCAATAGCATTAACCATTGAAACAGGAACATTTTTGCGGTCCATCTGACCTCCTAGGGGCAACTCTACACTGAGCAAGCGTTCAGATTAACTAAACTTAGCGTATAGGCTAAGCAAACGATAGGGTGCACCGGCAATTAATGACCGATGTGCCATCCCCTACGAAATCACCTGGAAACCTTACGCTTTTCCCGGACACGTCAAAACTATCACTTATGCCTATTGTCGAATTCGAAACATGTTGATGCTCTTCGCGACCGCCCGCAGAATCAAGATTCACCCAAGTCTTTTGGGTGTATCCAAGTTGAAGCGCTGCCCAGAGCAACCCAGCATTGAATGCCCCGGAAACTTCTGTTCTGACAATTGTTTTGATGCGCTTTGCGAACGAATCTGAAATCCAACTGCTTAGTTCGGCAACAAATGCGCCGTGTGGTCGCCCAATATGAGAATCAAGCATTTTTTGCATATTCATGCCTGTCGTCGCATTTACTAAAAGTAGGTTGGCAATCCTGTCTTCGATAAGTTCTTGAACTGCTTTGCCCTGCATGTCTAGTCGGTCAAAACTTTCTCCCGCTATATCTATGGCACCATCTAAGAACACAGCAGAAATCCAAGTTTTGCCGTCGCTGTCTAACTGCTTATTCCAAGTATCTATGTCGAAAAAATCACTAATTACAATTTTTTCTCCAGCATCCCATCGCTCTTTGAGTTTTTTAGAACTTGCTTTTTCGATGACGACTCGCTGTTGACGCTTAAAAAATGACGCTATTTGTAATGTAACGCTTGCTTCAAGTCTGTCTAGTTGTCTGGTGCGCTTTTGCGTTGTGTTTTCTGTTTTTGTATTGTCGCCCATTTGGTGAGACATTGGAGAAAGCGCTGGCTCGTAAACTGGTCTTGGTGATGGGTTTTCCGTATTATCCGTAGTGACTCTTGGTGATGTTGGAACATTACCTGAAGAAGGTACTGGCTTGTCTGGTGCATCGTTTGGTCTGCGTCCTGGCCTTTGATTTGGATTTACTCTTTCGCCTTGCTGCAGACCAGAACCATCGGTTGACATTACTACTGGAGAAAGGTTCGTCGGAACCATAAGTTCGTCTATGCCAACGCCTTCTCTGCCGGTAAGTTCACGATACTCATCGATGCTGATTGCGCCCTGCTTTAATTCTTCAAGGTGGAACTTCGACCTTTCCCTGTCGTCGCGACTTAAAATAGCAACGGATGAAAGGTCGTAAGAAAACCACGTACTTAAGTCGTCATCCAGAATGTCAAATGCCCGCTCAAGAAGAGTGAGGTGAGGAAGCATTGTTTCTCTCCAAAAAACTTCTAGTTCAACATCGGCGTTTGCAAAACTTCTTCCGGAAGCGTTTCCTATAACGGACTCAGGTACGCCAAACGAAAGAAGAATTTCTTCTTTGTTTTGCATTCTTGCTTCCGTGTACTGTGCATCGCGCTGATTGACTGCTGTGTCAATAAAACTTGCATCTTCTGCCGATAAAACAGTGATACGACCTGCACCACCAATATTCGAACCAGTTGTGCCTCTAAATCGACGAGCAATTTCTTCGCTTTGCTCTTCTTCCATGTCTCCTTTAATAATCAGCATTCCGCCTGGTCTGCCGTCATTGATTACAAAATTTCTGTTGTAAACTCGAGAGTAGTAGTCAAACTCAATTGCTAAACCAGCAGACTCAAGAGGGGTCTGTCCTTTATATGGGTCAATGGGGTGCGGCACACGAATCCACATCATGTTTTGTGGCTCAACAACCTTTTTGGGCGTATTCGGGTATTCAACAGAATATCCAGAAACAAATTTTTCTGCGTCCGGGATTGGAAATACGTATTGCGGTTGATGTAAAAATAGGGAAGTGACGTCTCCGAGTCTATTGCGCGTTATCTCTACATATGCTCCTTTTTTAGAAAGAAGAATTTGCGAAGAAAGCATGAATCTAAAAGTAAAAGCATCAGTATTTTGATTAGGTCTACGATTCAGTAAATCTAAAATTGGAGCATCCCACTTCAGTTCGCCAATCCGCCAATCACCAATTCTTTGTCCGATTGGCAATGATGCCGCATTTGCAGCGATTGCGTAAACCGACTTGTAGACCCATACAACTCTGTCGAGGGCTTGATTAATTCCTCTTTCTACATCCCAACCATCTTTGTACGGCTCTCCGGGACGGCTATAACTAGTTGTTGCATATCGTTTTTTTTCGTCGATGCCCGTAAATCCATTTGCGGTCGCCCTTGTAAAAGTTTTATAAAATGCCATTTTTATTCACCAGTCTCATAGCCGAGTAAAATTGCGAACGCAACGGAAAGAGCGCCAACAGCAAAATAGCCAAGCGCTGAACTTACCAAAAATCCAGAAGTTGCTACGCATGCTCCGCCAGCAGATAATGCCGCAAGAGAAACTCTCTCTCTTCGAGTTGACACCAAAAATTTACTTATAAAATAAGTACTTACGGCGAGTAAGGCGGCAAGAACTCCTCCTAAAACCATATTTATTCCTTTACAACGCAGAGAGTGATAAGTCGGCCATATTTACAAAACTACCCCAATGATAGTGCCGACACCGATAAAGGTGTTCGCACCACCATTGGGGAGTGATGAATGGTTAAAAGGCTTCTTCTTCCCAGCCACTAGTGTTTTTAGAGGCTTGCTTTTGTTGCTGCGCCTGCACACCGGTTTTATTAATGCCGGTAACTTGCGCCTTACGTAAAGACACGCCAATATCGTCGGCTACCAAAACAACTTTGGATTGTTTTTGGCCTTCTTTATTTTCCCAAGTTTGTTGCTCTAGGCGCCCGGAAATTAAGACCCGCGAACCCTTAGAAAGACTGGCCGCAACATTCTCGGCCAATTCACCCCAAGCATTTACGTCGAAAAAAGAGGCTTCTTCTTCCCACTCATCTTGCTTATTCTTCCAACGCCGATTGACTGCAACGCCAACCTTGAGGACACTGCTCCCCGTTTTTGTGGTTTTAATCTCGGGCTCTGCAGTGAGATTCCCGACCACCGTTACTTGTGCTGTCATATATTCTCCTATGTACCTGATGTTTATTGCTGAATGGCATCTAGGTCAAGCATGAACCAATCATTTAGCCACATAATTGCAATCACGGAGTATCCGCAAATGTCAAGCCATGTGTCATTGAGTGGTTCAAACAAGACAGGACCATCGTGCTTTTGAATGTTTTTCAGTCTCTCTAACTTGTCATTTAGACGAATTACGAGTCCTGGCATCCCAAAGCGTGAGATGTTGCCGTGTCCATACATGCGCTGTTTACCAATAACGGTTCTCAGAACATGCATTCCCGCCTCTTCGACGGAAACCTTTGTTTCGTTTGCGTATCCAATAAGTCCGCTCCATGCAATCGCTGTCCACATAGAGTCAAGACTTTGTTCGTCTTGAGGTACCTCAGATTCAAAAACATCATCAATAAGTTTTTCAAAAGTTTTAAGAATAAAATCTTGTCGTTCTTCAGTTGAATTAACCCCAGTCTCAACAAAAGAATTTGCGTTTAATATCATTTCTGAAACAACAATTTCTGATGCTTCATTCCATGTATTTGGGGTGGTTTTTGTAACTATCATTACTGCCTTTCGTAACTTGTTGATGCCAGCATTGCTGTTTTAGATTGTCTTAATTCCCATTCAAAAGTTCTGCGTAAAGCCAAGAACGTTTCAAATATGTCGTCATCAATTCTAAGTGGGAAAAACCCCCACTTGTCGGGCCTCAGCCACAATGCTG